TGGAGTACCTCAACGAGAACTGGATAAAGAAGGAGGCCGTTGGAGAGGTTCTAGCCCCTCCTCCTGCCATTATGCCCAGCGCGCATAAGAACGTTGGTGCCGGAAAAGGCCCAGGGGCCTTCGCTACCAACCTGGAACACCCAACAACCGGGGAACAGTCCACAGAAGTTGGCCACGCCACCGCGGAGAAGATACTGCCCATGAATCCGCCAATGGGCGGCTACGGCAAGCACGATACCAACCCAGGTACCCTGTTCAAGAATGACATCGACAATCCTCCCGGCGGCAAAGAGAGCTGGAAGCATAAGGATGTCATGAAGCAGGCTGGTATTGGCAGCTACTTCAAACCTATAGAGGGGTTGAAAGACATCGGTTCCGCCATAACCGGAAAAATGGGTAAGCACGTTCTTACGGATAATACTCGTAAGCAACTAGTATCAAGAGCAGCTAAAAGAGTACTTCCAACAGCCGCTGTCGGTGCTGCTGGACTTTACGGTGCTGGCAAAGTATTCGGTGCCGGCGCAAACAGTAACAAGATAGCCAGCGTACTACGCAAGCTAGCTGGAGACGTGCCTCCTGATTCTTCCGCATCGGAAGAGGGGGTACCGAGTTTGCCGTCAGAGGCGGCAAAGCAGGAAAAGCTGATCGACAGTATGCAGGCTGCGATCAACTACACAAAGGCTCAAGCGAAGGCAGTGCCTAAAGATCGGATGGGTGAGGTTCTAAGTGAACCAGCTCAGAAGAAGACACTAGATCCTGTCCTTCAGAACAACCTCAGTGCCACAGGCCAAGCGGGAGTAAAAATCTCTGCAGCTCAGTCTTTGGCAGCGAGGGCTCTCCTCGAGAAGATTGCGGAGGAGGGGGCGAAGGAAGACGCTTCGTCTGAAGAGAAAGAGAAAGGCTCTCGTCTATCGGAGCTCTTCAAAGCCAAACAGAAAGAGAAGTCCTCACAGGGTGTTGGCCTCTCGGGTGGAAGCTCGGGATCGTCATTCAACACTGGTAGCAGCTTCTAGGAGGAACCGAACATGGCAACCAATAAGATCAGTGCAGCTCAGGCAGCGCAGGTCTACGTGGAGGTCCCAGGTGTCCTTCGGAAGTTAGCTTCCGAGCGGGACACTCTCCGCGAGAAACTGGCGTCCGTAGAACAGGAACTTGGCAACTACCGAACACGAGATCGAATCGAGAAGATTGCCCGTCGTATGGAGGAGCGCAACATCAACGTTGGGCTCACCCGCGACGATCGCATCTCTTCGATAAAGGAAGCTCACGCTAAGGGGCGCTCATTAGAGGCCATCGAAGAGGCCGTAGAAATGACAGCACCCAATGGCGAGTTTGCCAAGGTCGCGGGGGAAACTCTCGGGAACGGGGCAGACGCTCTCGAGTCGTATCTGGTTGGCGATCTGTCTCAGTAACCCGAACGAAGGAACCAGGAGGAAATTATGCAGGTCAATTTTGATCTCGTCACCGACCTTCAGCAGCTCACTCGCCGTGATTTCACGGTTGCTGACAGGGCACTTGTCAATCCGACCAACGCCAACCCAATTCTTGACGGTGAGTTTGTTTTCGTAGACTCAGCGTACAAGCTCATCCGCGCTTCTACAGGATCGTACGCATGGTGCGTATTCATGGAGAAGGGCCGTTTCGACGTACAGGCTCTGGGCAAGCTGACCGTGCTTCAGCTTGGTCACTACGAGGCGGACACACGGGTGTTTACCTCTGCGGGTCTCACCCTTGGTGGGGCTCTCAAGATCTCGTCGTCCGTCAGCCTCGATGACCAGACCAAGTCTGGTTTGGCGAACTACGATTCCGGTGTGATCATCGGTTACGTAACCCGTCTTCCGGCAAACAACGGTGGTCGTCTTCGGTTCGTTAAGACCATCGGCTAACCCCCGATCAAGTCATAACGAAACAGACCTACAACAAGGAGAGATCACATGAGCGTTCCATCACGAGTTTTGAACGATCTGTTCACTCAGAAGCTTGATTCGAGTGAAGGTAAAGAGAAGATTGCGGAGTACGCTGGTACGTACATTCGCGATCGTCTGCGTGAAGTTGCCTTCTCGCGGAAGATTCTTCCGCCGCAGCAGGTAACCAGGGCAGATTGCCAGCGTTCGGTCAATCACGACACGCTGGTAAAGATCGTAGACATCGAGCCGAAGAGTCGGGCGATGGCTATCACGTTCCGTGGTCAGCCCACGGCACGTTTCATCCGTGCGTCACGCGCCGAGATTCCGTTCTTCACCATCTCTTCGGAGAAGTTTGAGAAGACGGAGCAGGAGCTCTTGGCCTACGAGATGCCGATCACGAAGGTCATCGAGGACAACTCGGTGAAGGACATCCAGGAGATCGAAGACCGCGAATTCACCATCCACATCGAAGCCGCCATTCAGGCCATCCAGAAGGACGCGAATGGTGGCACGGTCAAGACGCTGAACGCAGCGACGGTGCAGGCTGGTTCTACGATCGAGTTCTCGGTTCGCAAGGGCGAGCTGGCTCGATTGGCAGTGACCAACACGGCAACGGTGCTACCGGTACAGCGTCCTGACTTCGTTCAGCTCTTCAAGATGCTGGACGGAAACCGTCTGCGCGCAGAGATGGTTCTGATGACGGAAGTGGACTGGGACGACATTCTGCAGTGGACGACGGAGGATGTTGGCAACAAGATCCAAAGCGAGACCACGGTAGAGGGGTACAAGTACAACCTGCTTCTTGGTCGTTCGTACTGCCGAACCATCAAGACGGACATCCTGCGTCCGGGCAACGTGTACTGCTTCACGAAGCCGGACTTCTTCGGGAAGTTCTACATCCTGAACAACACGAAGTTCTACATTGACAAGATCGCAAATCTGATCACGTGGCAATCGTGGGAAGATATCGCGATGTCGGTAATCAACATTGCAGCGGTACGGAAGCTCGAGCTGTACTCTGCTGACGCTTCGGGCAACAACGCAAACCAGTTGTTGGACAGTTTCATTCCGAAGGCAGAAGAGGACCTTGGGGCCGAGAACAACCGAGTAGATCAGGGTCTGGTATTCCCGAGTGTGGAGATCTATTAGATCTAATCACGAGGAATAGACAGGCAGTTGTAAGCGCCGGCGTTCTGATTGGGGCGCCGGCGCTTCTTCGTTTAAGGAGGAATCACATGTCTAAGAGCGATTTTTACCTGATCCAAAACATGGTACGGTCCCAGAGTTCAAAGCTGCAACGGGCTATGTCTCCCGCACGTCACGATGTTTCTCTATGGGTACTAGGTCGTAGGGTTCTGCCCAAGCGGCCTCTAACGGTATCCATCGCCGAGTTTGAGAGCAACAAGGACCTTCTTCTCAAGATGGTGAAGGAAGGTCGAATTTCTATAGTAACACCAGATCAAACCGTCATAGATTCGATGTCTGATGGACGTCTAACGTTTGCGGTTCCCGGTGATGCTGTACACCTTCAGGAAGCAGCTCCTGCTTCTAAGCCTGTGGAAAAGGTAGAGGAGAAGGTTGTAGAGGCCGTGAAGGTGGAAGAGGAAGTAAAGGTAGAGGCCGTAAAGCCTGTAGAAGAGGCAAAGGCAGAGGAGCCAACTCCTGAGCAGCACGCAGAGATGCGTAAGCGTCGGCGCTAAGGAGTTGAAATGGCAAAGGTAACGAACCTAGCTCCCACAAGTACAATCCTCCATCGTTGGATCTCAGCCCCAAACAGCTCCACATGGATAGACATGGTAGGGAAATCCTATGAGGAACTCCCTGATGATGTCGGGTACAGCGTAGAGGCAAAGCGTTTGGCAGACCTTGGTATCCTGTCCATAGAGGGATACTCGCAAAAGAAGGAAACGGTATCTGCTCCAGAAGTTGTGCCTGAGGTACAGGAAGAAACACCTCCTTATGAGGAGGCGCGGGTACGACGTCGAAGAGGTTGAGAAAATAGAAGGGGGAGGAAGCGTATGGCACAAGAGCTACAAGGGCTTGGTGGAGTAGCCGGGGCAAGCCCCCTCTTCAACTCGTTCATACAGACCGTTCGGCTGTTCATGAGAGATCATGCGCAGCTCAATAGGCTCATCAAAGGACAAGAACACTCGGATAGAATGATCGCATGGGGTGTATTGGATTTTCTATCCGACTTCTCTAGCACGCCTCCGAACCTTGGGTACTACACGTTGGAGGAGCTCTTCAACATGCACTACCAATCGTTCGCTCTCCGAGGAACCGCCGTAGCCCTCATGCAATCCGTCGGAATCCTGCAGACTAGAAACCAACTGCAATTCTCGGACGGCGGTATCAGCGTTGGAGTATCCGATAAAGCACCCATGTTGATGCAATGGATCAGCCAGTTCCAAAACAAGTATGAACAGGAAAAGATCCAAAAGAAGGTATCGCTCAACATCAGTCAGGTTATGGGTGTCACTAGCGGTACCCACAGCGAATATTTCTTTTGCAATGGGTGGCTAGGAGTTTATTGACAATGGGCGGCTTGGTGTGTAAATCCAATGGCTCTCGCGGTATAAGGATACTGAATGGAGAGCACTTAATGGGTAGACACCGAGTTCTTGATCACGATCGAATCATCAAACTGTATCAACAAGATCATACTATGCGAGAGATCGCAAATCTGGTTGGAGCCAACCACTCTAGCGTGTGTGACATTCTTAAAGCGAATGATGTTCCGCGTAGGCCTAGGCACCGAAGGGAAACATTAGATCACCAAGGAATAATAACAGCCTATCAATCCGGTAAATCTGCCGAGCAGGTAGCTAAGGAATTTTCTTGCTCTAAGCCTGGTGTATTCCACATCCTCCGCAAATACAATATCGAGACGCGAGAAGGTTGGAAGAGACAAGATCTAAACAACCGACTCGGCTTTGAGCCAACGGCAGAGTGGCTACAAGCACAGCTCGATGAACATGGAACAGCTTCTGAGGTAGCCAGGCAAAACAACATTTCATACGGAACACTAATTGAACGTATGGATAGCTTGGATGTTAAACGCGAGGTGTGGCGAGGTGGTCCTGGCGGTAAAACCCGTCGTCAAGATATCCCTATCGAAGAAGCGATCAAGCTGTCTAATCAGGGACACACGTATGAAAAGCTAGCAGATAGGTACGGTGTCTCATACGGCGTAATTGCCAATAGAATGAAGGAAGTTGGATACCACGCACCAAAAGATCGAATGCGGAAATATCCGGCAAATTCTATTTTCCGGTTAGCGCCTTGGCATCACAAAAAACTGCTCAATCACATAGGCATCAAGGCTTGTGAGATATGTGGGGAGACTCGAGCGCTGGATTTCCATCATATCGTGTTCAAGAAAGATGGCGGGCCTACGGTTGAAGACAACTGTTTGGTTCTGTGTCCGCTTCATCACCGATTGGTGCATTCCAGTTCTCTCAACATGGAAGAGGCTGCAACAATCAGCAAAAAGGTGAATAAGGCCCGCCGCAAGTACGGAGGCAATTAGTATTGCCGTAGAAAAGCCGTTGGCTTTTCTTTAGCCCATAACCCTACACAGGGAGAGATCAATGTACACGTACAAGGTTTTCACAGGAGTCAAACAGCTTGAGGACTTCCTCAACGGAGCCATAGTCAGCGAGCCGCTGCAGGCATTGATCTATGGGCTGAACAACAAGACCCTCGTAATCAATGACGGCTCTGAGGATAGGACCACCACGTTCGTAGATGCCAGCGGAGCTGGGCTATCTTCAGCCGCCATTCTTACTCAGATTTTGGCGACGCACGCTAACCTACGCCTCGGTGTGGGACTCAGAAACTATGAGTACGATGCGAAGCTATCGCAGATAGCCATATTCAAAATCGGATTTGCCATCAAGGCAGGAACAGCAAACGAGCTGCTTTGTTTGCCGGCCGGTACTGTAACCGTTACAGAACTAGCGACGGCTACTGTCCTACACGTAATGGCATCACATGCCCAAGGTACACGCCTGTCTGTGTTGATCCATCAGTAAGGAGACGTTATGAGCATCGATGACACTCTGTA